CACCATGCATACATAGTGAATTGGACAGGATCAGTAGCACTAGCGTGATATAAATCCGTGAAACTCTTGATGAAAACAGTACCCAATGAGTCTGTTGTTGCGGTGTAAGATGTTAAATCCAAAGTATCATATTCGTAGAAGAAAGGTAATGTGAATTCCCCACCTTGTGATGTAGATGGGTCAATCCATAAATGCATTCTTTGACTCATTGGTATTTGGACTATAGGAGTCGAATCTGTCATATTGAAGAGAGCTGTGCTGGCTTTGTATCGTGGATAATAGGAAGCTAGAGCACGTCCCCAGTAAAAGTTATTGCCGTTAAGCAAAATTTTCACCTTCAACGTGCCACTAAAACTTCGATAATTACTCAAACGATTCGAAATTCTTGTGTTTTTCAACCACAAGTCCCATGGATCAATAGCTTGGTCAAGGGCAGCACCCACAGACCATTTGAACTTTGTAATTTCAACAGGACGTGCGAAAAATGATTTCCAATCAGTGGCTGGCTCAGCAGCAGCTGTACGAAGTTCATCCACCACAGTTCCTCGATCCACCTCGTATGATGGATTTTGGTCGTAGAACACTGTTATATTCTGATCTGTGACATTTGGTAAAGTACCGCTTTGTTTTGTTATTGTCGCGCCTCCTGGCGCTAACTCGAGAATGCGAGCTGCATTGCAAGGGTCAGAAATTGACTGCGTGGTCTGACCTGGCCACTTATGTAAGTTTTGTGTAAATGTATAATGTGAACATGGGGCTATTTAGACCTCCATGTAAATGTAAAATGTATAACTTTAAGACTAAACATAAAACTACCGTTGCCTTATTGGAATTGATCTAAATCCAGTGTGGCAATAGCATTAGCCATAGCTAGGTGAGGATTAAAAGCTGCTTGGACAAGCAGATAATATTCATCAGCAAGCGTAATGGTGTGGGCGGTTCCTACAAATGTAGGTCGTTGGACAAGATTCCAGGGAGGCAAATCGACCACACCGTGAACTGGTACAAGAAAAGATTTGATGACATCGATAACGTCATCATTAAGACCTTTTATCTTTCTGTACTGATTCTCCTGGAGTTTATGATACACTCCAAGGGCTTTTGCCTCCCCAATGGGCATGCAATAATGCTGATTCACTTGACGAGCAATTTGCACCCCCATTTGTTGTTTCCAGTAACGGATCTTCCTCTTTTGTCGCTCAACTACCTCATAGATCAACTGTGCTTGGAAGGACGCGAAATTGGTTGTGCCATCGTTATGCACTAGCCTAAAGTCGTGTTCAAAAAGAGCCTTGAAGGGACCATACTCCGATTGTCCCATTCTGTATCTAATTTCCGAAACGCAGAGTCGCCCGTACATATCTTCAATGTGGCGAGCTACAACTTCACGAGGAAATGCTTGCATCCATTGAACACGACTTGCAGTCGCCCATTCTTGAAGAGCAGGAGGAAGAGTATAATGGAAAGTTCCAAACTTCATCTCTCTTGGTCTGTGAAGCACAAGAATTTCTTTTTTCAACCGATGTTCAAGATCTAGTAGACGGAAATCCTTTCTGTACATAATATAGAGATATTTCATACGATTGGCTCTAGCAGGAGTAGCTCGAGCAAAATCTGGATCATCCCAACTACGCATTGATCTGAGTTCATCAACAAATGGAACTGTCATCACGGGTGGTTTAAGAGATGGGATTTCTCCGGATTCTCTATACACATTGGTCGCGTTCACAGCTTCAAATGCAGTATCATACATACAAATAGTCTTCTCATACCTATTAATGATATCCTGCTCTGTTGGTGGGTTG